GCGAAGTACAGTCTCAAGGCTGGTGGTTCAACAAGGCACGCCGGAAGCTATTGCAGAACATCGATGGCGAGGTAGTCATCCCAACCAACACACTGCACTGCGATCCTGTTGACCGCAATCTCAAGTACGTTATTCGGGGCACCCGCCTGTATGACCTGAACAACGCGACATTCATGCTCGACCGCGATGTCGAGGTATGGTTCGTGGACCTCGTAGAGATAGCGGATCTACCGCCGTCAGCCGGGGAGTACATCAGGGCGAAGGCGGTCTATGACTTCTACCTCAACGAGGACGGCAACGCCCTCAAGGTCGGAGAGTACAAGTCCGCCATGCTATCCGCGTGGGTCTCGTTCAAGGGCGAGCACCTTAAGAACGCCGACGTGAACTGGTTCGACGGTACGAGCATCGCACAACAGCGGCGCGGCACACGTGGCCGCAGGCTTCCCTTTCAAGACGAATAGGAACACACCATGTCTCAAGACGGTAATCTTGGCTCGCTGCTGCAAGGCGTGAGCCAGCAGCCGCCTGCTGTCCGTCCCGAAGGCAAGGTGACGGAGCAGGTCAACTTCACCAGCGACGTTGTGCAGGGGCTTACGTCACGCCCGGCACTTGCTGAGCGCAACACTATGGCGCTGAACCTGCCAGACGATCTCCAATTCCTCGACGCAGAGATAGGTGGCGCGCATTATATCGTCGGCTTCAAGACTGGCGTAATCCGTATGTGGGACTTCGCTGGTACTGAGCAGACCGTGCTGGCACAGGACGTAGACGCACTGGCCTACATTGGCCCCAACATGAGGCCCTACGTGTACGACAGTTCGTTGTTCCTTGCGAACCGCGACAAAGTTGTTGCCATGGCCGGGGCGGCAGTCGGCGGCGTAGCTACCCGGCGTACCATCGTGTACTGCTTGGGTGGCAAGTTCAGCCGCACGTACACTATGAGCATCCGCTACTCTGACAACGGCAGCGTGGCGACGGGTTCGTACACCACACCAGATGGCCTGACCACTGGCGACGCAGCCAAGACTTCCGGCGCGTTCATCATAGAGCGGCTTATGGCCAGCATCTATGCGCACGGTAACTTTCGCGTAGCCAGCACTGGCCTCGAGCAGTGGGGCGCATACCTGCACATTAGCCAGTCCGTAGTAGACTACACCGTATCAGTGACGGACAGTGAGGACGGCCAGACCATCCGCGCAGTGGGCGACACCACCACCTCCGTCTCGAACCTCCCGAAGTTCTCCGTTGAGGGGCACCTCGTGAAGGTCACAAACAACGACGACGGTAGCGCCGACGACTTCTGGATGCGCTTCAAGAGCGACGTGCCTTCCGAGATCGGCTGGGGCTTCGGCAGCGGCGGTTTATGGGAAGAGTGGTGGAACGCGGGCGGGGAAATCTCCACGTTCGACCTCAAGACCATGCCGCACGTTCTGGAAAAGACCGGACCCAGTACCTTCCTGCTTAGCAGGGGCGCGTGGGAAGGCCGCAGGGCTGGCGATAGCGAGACAAACGAGCAGCCAGACTTCGTTGGCCGGGCTATCAGGGACTTTCAGTCGCGGCTTGTCTTTGTGGCCGGGCCGTACTGCTGCATGAGCCGTACGAACAAGCCGCTCGACTTCTGGAAGCAATCGGTACTCGCTGAGTTGGAAACGGACCCCGTTAGCGTCACCTCGACCTCTGAGGGCACGGTACGCCTCGATTGGATCATCCCGTTCGACCGTGACCTCGTGCTTATGTCGGACCCCGGCGCAGGCCAGTACATCATCAGCGGAGGCAGCACCCTCACGCCCGGCACAGCCTCACTGGTCAAGACTACGGCCTTCGAGATGCGTGGCGGGGCCAAGCCCGTAGAGACGGGCAGAACGGTCATGTTCCCGTACAAGTCGGGTATCTACTCGGGCATCAAGGAGTTTTTCACGAACGACGCGGTAGCCACGAACGGGGCAGAGACAGTGACGGAGACTGTGGACCGCTTCATACCGGGCCTCGTGGACCACATGCAGTGCAGCACTAACTTCTCTATGGCAGTGTTCAAGACGGACAACGACGCCACGGCGGACATAGTGTGGGTTTACAAGTACCTATGGCAGAACACCGAGAAGTTGCAGTCCGCGTGGAGCACGTGGAAGATGCCCGGTAAGGTGCATCACTTCTTCTTTACTGGCAGCGAACTCTTTGTGGTGCTGTCGAACCCCGGCCTCTCGGCAGGGCAGAGACGGTACACCTTCGCGGCACTCGACCTAGACATCCCCGTTGACCCCGTTGCTGGCTTCCACATTTGCCTAGACAGACAGATGCCAAAGACCGCCAGCGGTGCAAGCACCGTAGTGCTTCCGTATTCTGGCGCAAAGTTCGTGCAGGGCACTGGCTGCGCCACGCCGGGCCGTCAGGTATACCCGGTGACGGAGAGTGCGCCAGACGGCTCAGGGAACGTCACCTACGCCTTTGACGACGAGACGGTGCCTGCGGGTGCGGAACTCCGAGCAGGGCTGCTGTACGCCCGATGGGTGAAGCCTACGATGCCGTTCGTGCGTGGTCGGGACGGGCAGCCGCTCCCCCGGTACAGACTGGTCGTGAACTCGTTCATGATTGAGTACGCCGACACCGGCTACATCAAGTCAATCATGACAAGTCGGTATCGCCAAACGCCTACTGAGTTCGTCATGGACTGGTTCCCACTGGACAACGATCCTGCTGACCCGCTCGGTAACGGGCTACGCAGCGGCATCCTCAACGTCCCGTGGGGCGAGCGCACTGACTGGTCGGAGTTCACCATCTATTCAGATGACGTGCGCCCGACAACTATCCTCGACATTGAGTGGACTGGCGAAAGCTTCAAAGGGAGTAGAGAATGAGCAGCAAAGGCGAAAGCCTTATGTACGCCCAAATGGGTATGAGCGTTGTCTCTGCTTTCGGTGCCTACAACACGCAGAAGCACACCGTGAAGATGGAGGAGATAAGCCGCAAGTATCGGGAGACTATGGCGGGCATCTCGGCTGCACAGCAGTTGAACACGATGACTGACAACGAGATTGCGGTGAAGGACGCAGCAGACCGCACGGCGCTTGCCCTAGGCATCCAGTCTATTCAGGACAGGGGATCAGCCGAGGCAGCGGCGGCGGGTGCTGGTGTGAAAGGCGGATCGGTGCGTGCTACCGTGCGTGGCCTGATGCGTAGTCGCCTAGCTGCCAGAGAAGCCCTTCGCATGAAGGTGCAGGCGGCAGCCAAGAGTTCCCGCAACGAGCGCGCTAACCTCGCACTCAGCCGGGTCATGGGCAAGGACATCACACCGGTCATGAAGCCTAGCGCAACCAGCGCACTGCTGGGGCTGGGTGCATCTATTATCGACATCTACGACGACAGCCGCCCCGAGGGCGGAAAGATCGCAGACACAATGGCAGGCTGGGGGCGCAAGTAGCGCCCCCTTGCTACCAATCCTAGGAGAGACACATGACCACAGGACTGACGCGCCGCGAAAGCACGCAAGACCGCCTAGCGGGCCGGGCCGATGTCGAGCCGGTCCTGATCCAAGGGCCGGGAATACAAAGCCCGGTCGAGTTGCGGCAGCCAGAAGTTTCGTTTTCCAGCCGCATTGCCGACCAGCTTGCACAATGGAGTGGCGGTAAGCTGCAAGCTGCTGTGAACAAGCAGCAGGAAAAGGACGCCCTTGACGGGCAGATGGCCTACGCACAGGGCGAGGCTATCGACAGCGCCGAGATGAAGGGTAACAAGTTCGCCCTTGACGGCTACCGCGTGATGCAGGCGCAGACCCTTTCATCGACCATGCTCGCTGCTCAGCAGGAGAAGATCAGCCAAGCTGACTACGCTCTGGACCCGGACCAGTTCCGCGCACAGTACGTGCAGCGCCTCGACGCCATGCTCGACGGCGTGGACCCGGATACGGCAAGGCTCGTGCGCGAACAGATGACTAAGCAGATGCCTACGCTTGTTGCGCAGCACACGCAGGCGCACCTGACGTACATGGAGAGCCAGAACTTCGAGAGCCTAGAGGCGAGCATCGACATCGTAAGCCGCGACCCCACTGCAACCGACCAGCTTGTTGCCTTCGCCAGAGGCGGGGATGACAGCGCATCCGGTGGGCTGAGCGAGGACCGCAGGCAGGCTGCCGTGGTGTCTGGCGTGGTGCGTGCGTTCGACAATGACAACCCGCTGGCCTTTTCTGCGCTTATGCGTGAGGGCCTGCTAGGAGACAACCTCACGAGCGACGAGCAGAACCAGATCAGGGGGGCACAACAGCGGTTCGAGAGCCGCCGCCGCAGCGAGTACAACGAGACACTGTTCGCGGGCGAGCAAGACCTCATGCGGAAGGTGGAGAACGGCGACCTTAGCCCCACTGCGGCGGTTGAGGAGTTGAGCCTGCTGTACGCAGACCACGACATCGAAATGAACCGGGCAGATGCGGGCACGATCTACGCACAGGCCGAAGCAGGGCAGGGCAATGCCCGGCTCACGCGCGGTCTGGTGATTGACGAGGCCCTTGCCCGTGGCGACTACGAGGCAGGCGCGACCGCCATCATTGACAGCCTCACTGTCACGGAGAGCGGCGGTAACTCAGCCGCCTTCCGCACGAACCGGGACGGACGCCAGTTCGGCGGACTGTTGCAGTTCGGGCAGGACCGCTTGAACGAGACGCTCGACATGATGGGCCGGGGCAGGCTCACGGTGGCGCAGTTCACCGCGCTACCCGCAGCCGAGCAGAACGCTATCAACAAGGCGCACGTTGTAGACCTGATGAAGGCGGCAGAAGATACCGGGGCCATTGGTACTACCATCAACGGCGTCACAGTCACGATGGCCGGGCTGGTGGCAGTTGGGCACCTTGGCGGCAAGATCGGTATGTATCGGTTCGTGGAAACTAACGGCGAGTACAACCCGCAGGACGAGGAAGGCACCAGCCTGACCGACTACCTGTCCAAGCACGGGGCAGGGGTCATGGACGAGTTCATGTCCCCGGCACAGAGGTACGAGATTGCACAGCAGCGCCTCACCAAGACGCGCGAGCAGCTTGCACTCGACACCTACGAGCAGATCGCCCCCAAGCTGGCCGATGCCGACGACCGCTACAAGCGCGGCGAGATCACCAAGGCCGACTGGCAAGCAGAGCGTAACGGCCTGTACCAGACCTACGAGAGTTCCAAGACCAAAGCAGACATCGACGGTGAGATTGCGTTTAGCCGTAGCGTTGACGACCACCTTGCACGAGAGGCCAAGACGGCACAGGACATTGACCGCAAGTACGCGCTTGAAAGCGCCAATGCTGCGATCACTGCACCACGCCTTGAGTGGGAGCGCGTCATCAACAATCCTGCCTCGACCAATGCCGAGTTGGCAGCGGCGAACCAGACGTACATCGAAGCACGCAGCGCCATCTACGACCAGTACGGTATACCCGTACCGGATCGCGGTAACGGCGACACCGCCAGCACGATGATTACCAAGACTGCCGAGGCAATGGAGCGCCAGCGGGTATTCCAAGAGCAGCAAGTCGAGATAGACATGGCCACGGCCAATGGATATCTCAGCAAGTTGCCCAAGGACTTGCAGTCACGCGCGTTCAAGCAGAACGAGGACGAGGTACTCAAGACCTACAACGACGCAGTTGCGGCTGGGCAGATGTCTCAAGCGCAGGCCAACGCGGCTATTGCAGAGGACATGAACGCCTTCTATGCAAGCGCCGGAGTGGTGGACCCAAAGGTGGCCATGAAGTTCACAGCAGCAATGCTGGGGCCGATGATCGACAAGGACGGCAACCCGAACCCACAGATCGTGGACACGGTTGCGCAGTTCGCACAGATCAAGGCGCTGAACAAACGGGCAGCCGACAGCATGTTCGATCCCGAGGCCCTCATCAAGGCAGAGGCCGTACTGAGCCGGGCAAGCGATCCGTCGCTGATCGGTGACGCGGTGCGCAACGTGGGCTTGGAGTTGTCCAACAGCCCGCTCATCAAGGACACCGACGAGTTCCTTGCGCTGCCTGCCACGCAGAGGGCTATCGACCGTGAAGTCGAGAACTACTTCGAGACGCGGGACATCGGCATCCTGCAAGCCATCTGGCAAAAGGATGCCTTCCAAGATCAGCGGTTCGACCGGGGCAGAAACGCCACGGACATGCTTTGGTCTGAGGATAACCAGCAACTCGTCAAGAGCGAGGTGTCGCAGGAGACTGCACGACTCCAACGCATCAATCCGAACATCAAGCCACGCGATCTCGTAGCGAAAGCAACCGAGAACGTCGCGCGGCGTACGGAGATTATCGGCGGCGATGTCATCATGCTCAAGCCGGGCAAGGACATCTCGTACGAGTTCTTCGGTGATCGGGCTATGGAGTTTACGCACGACGGCGCTGTCAACTCTGCGGTCATGGAGTATCTTCGCTCCCCCGAGGTGGTAGCGGCGTACCCGTTCATCAACGAGGTGACGGTGAGCGAGAGTATGCCGGGATGGATGCAGGGACTTGTTGACGCCATCCCCGGCGTGGAGTTCGACCCGGCTATGTCGGCGAGAGACGCAATCAGCACTGCCCGCACGGACGTGCGCCCGTTCCGCGCCTTCCCCACACCGGGTGGCCAGATCGCAGTACAGATCATCCGGCCAGACGGTAACTACTCAGACCCAATCATCATCCCAGCCCGCGAGGCGGGGGAGATGTACATGAAGCGGCGGCGTCAAGACATGACCCGCTGATAACGGCCCCGGCCTCTGCCCACTTGGGTACGCCGGGGTTTTCACTCAGGAGAAGAACATGGCAGACAGCTTCCAGCAGGAGGTCGAAGATCGCATTGCCGGTGGCATGCCAGAGAAGCCCAAACAGGGCAAGCTGATCGGCAGAGCAGCGAGCGAGCGGCCAGCGTGGGCAGCACCCGGCTCTGTACGGGCACAAGAGATTGAACGCGACAATGCCCAGCAGGGCGTGGGCGCAGACTTCATGGACGGCGTTCGGACCACCGCAGCAGCGGGCATCAAGGATACCAT